CGTTTTGATAGAATGCCTTATTAAATTCAGCGGCATCTATACAACCAGGTGTATAGATTTCGCCTTTTAATAAAATAAGACAAATAGCATATCGAGTATCAACTTTATTTACAAAACAATTAATAAGGCCAGTAATGGGAGAACCAGAACTGAGACTATTATAAAGTTCATAAATAAATCCTAGGATAAAAATATCACCAGGTGTTTTATTCTTGATTGCTAAAATCTCTATCAAAGCTTCATCTAAGATAGTAATAAAAGAAGCCATATGTAACGGATTTTGTAAAGATCGTAGAAGAGTATCTACTAACACACCAAATTTTGGAAATTTTAGAATGTAAGTAGACATAGAGATTTGTTTGAGTATATAGTTGGCCCAATAGATAGACTGAGAGCGAGTTTTCGCATCCCAGGTACTATGGTCACCGGCAATAATATCTTCAGAAACACTTAAAAGTCTTTCTATAAGATTAGTCCACATAAGAGATGTGGGATTAAGGCCGATAGCTATACCAGCTTGAACAGCTTGTCCAAACAAAAGAATCATGGTATTAAGATATGCCATACGGTTCTCAACAGTGAGATTCACTGGAGCACCCATAACAGCTCTTAATTTACCCATGAGAACCTTCAATTCATCATAAGTTTCATCTTTATGAAATACTTGATAGATATAAATAGGAAGAACTCCTCGAGACAACTTTTCAGTTTCATCTTCGATTTGTTCTTCTAATTCTTTGGAAGCTTTGGTGTCGAATGTATAATCGCCATCTTTGCCCCAAATATCATATTTCTTAGTCATATATCGGCAGCGGGGTAAACCTGCACTTTTGTTTCTAGCAATTCCAGGAAGGAAATCATTAGAAACAACAGCAGTTTTATAATCCACCGGGCCTTCAATATGATGAGAAAAATCAAGATTTTCAGAAAGTTGTAAGATTTCACAATCAGCGACAAATTTTAACAATTTGCAATCCATAGGAGGTAGATCACAAGGGTTATACTTTGCCAACTGTTTAGTAAAATCATCGGGAGTATATTCAGCAGGTTTGTCAGTACATGGATAAAACAATCCTTGAACTGGACTAGGTATCAATTTCGAATAGGGAGCGGTCGATAAACCACGCTCTATAGTATGAATTGGAAAGTGAGGAGGTATGTTTGGAGAAGAAATTTCACCAAGTAACATAGCAGGCTCCTCAAGTTCGTCTTCAATTTCAACAGAACCACCCTTATAAAGGATGGCATGTTCAAATTCTTGTCGAGATATTGATAATCCACGTCCAGTTTTTCCACCTAAGCCAGCAGCATGAGTAGCGAAAAGTTTATTCTTACTATTAAGATAGCCAGAACCACAATCACCAGTCGTATTGCCAGCAAAATTTTGGGAATAGCATCGTTTAGGGTTATAATGACCCCAGGCAGAGTTTTCATTGGGTTGAAACATTCCAGAAGGAACGAAAAACCCTCCAGATCTACTTAAAACGATGTGTCCCTTAATTGGGGCGGAAAGACAAGGGTCAGCTTCATCAACTAAATGACAAAGCATAATTGTTTTTCGGGGGGTAACACCAGTTTCGGGTGGGAAATAAAAGAAAGCTCTATCATCAGGGCTTGTATCAAAAGTAAATACATGATCTTTTATATCTCGCCAAAGAACAGGCCACCCAGATTGAAATTTAGTATTTTTAATATGTAATGTAATGTTAGGATCAGCTTCAAGGCCATCCTCAGTACAACCAGTGTATCTTATATTTATATAGTCATATAAATGATTAAGACCAGCACCGATTCTACCGATAATTAACATTGTATATATCTTGGTTTTTATACCATGATATTCCATTATTATATCAAAAAAATTAAATTTATAAAGCTTAGTTATTATATCCACACAGCTTTTGTCAAGATCACCTGACTCACCATTTAAATTCAGTACTTGAGGTCTACCTCTAGCAACTGATTTAATGATGTGTCGTTTTGCAGGTTTTCTTGCTTTACCAGATTCGGGGAAGAGTCTAGGTTGAGCATAAGACCACAAAAGAAGTGCGGGGGGAGTTAGTAATAAAAGAGAAGAAATGAAAGGATTTTCCATAAACCAATTAGTTATTTTGTTTGTCATCAGAACAGCGGCATCACAAATAGGTAAAACATATTTGTAATAAAAAGCATCTCTGAATAATTCTAGTGCAGGAGGTTCAACATAAGTTAAATACATCTCCTTCACTAATTCAAACGGATAATTAAATGATTTACAGACGGTATCTATATATAATTGAGCTTTTTCAGAAAGATTTGAAACATCTTTGGGGGGTGTAACTGCTTCGACAATGCCAAGACGGGCATTGCGTTTTGCAGTACACTTTTCCAAATAAGTTCTAGCGCTTTGAACTGCTAGTTCTTGATGTTCTTGATCTTTCACAATACATTCAACTATATAGTCAAGACCTTCTTCAAAGTCCATTCGAGCACCGATGTCACCTGAGGCAGGATTATATTTATAAATCTGCCATATGGTTTCATCGACGCCTTTCTTAGTTAACTTAGAGGTATCAATTTTATAATCCCACGGAGATGTGGGAAGATTATCATCTTTATCTCTAAGTGCATATTCAGCTTTTATACTGAGTACAACAGGAACCTTAAGTCGTCTAATTAAACCACCCATATCATGAATTTCAGAGTAATCAAATACTCTGCAATTCGTTGTGAGTAGTAAGACTTTAGAACAAAAATAAGATTCACCTTTAAGTTCAAGATGTGCTTGGTTAGTTTCAAATTCAGCCGTATTTACCATACGAAAAATTTCAAATAAACCAAGATAACCATTAGGACAATTTTTTGTTAATTGTCCAGCTTCATCTAAAAATGCAAAGTATTGTCCACGATATTTAGTCCAAAATTCAGATTCATAAAGTCTATTAAAGACTTCATCTTCAGGTCGAATTTTGTAATTTGCGTATCTATCAGGGGGCATTAAACGAGCAGCAAGTGCGTGCATAATAAATGGTACGAGCGAGGACTTTCCAGTCCCCGGCCCACCAAATACGGCACAGCAAGTTGTTGCAGGTCTAGAACCTTTACCGGAATAGGAGAATCCAGTAAATAGAAGTTGCATTTTAGTTATAAGAGTTAATAGACTATCGAGAGATTTATGTTTATCGTGAGTATGTATATTGAAAGGTGTACGGGCTTTGAGGTCCTTAACACCAGCTTCAATAAACCGAAGATTATCGGCATTATCACGATTAATATTTTCTCGATTACGAAGTTTAGCAGAAAGTAGAAGAAATTTTTCCATAAATGGTCGAATTTCTGGAAAGGGGTCGTTAAGAGTTTTAAGATATTCGATACCGGTGACAGATCCGAGATAGTTACAAAAAGTTGTGACTATCCCGAATACAAAGTCAACGGTAACTTCCATTCCAGATTTTACTCTAGAAAAATCTTTAGATTCTTTAAGAAATTTATCAATGAAACCAGTATAAGTTGTAGATACTGATCTGCCATAAGCGGATACCATTACGTATCCAAGTATAGCAGAGATGACACATGATTGAGCAGTGCCACCAGTTTCACCATTTAATTTTTCTTTATAATCAGAATAATCTTTAAAAGTTTTAGCTTCAGGATGGGTAAGGAAAAAATTCCTTACATCATCAGGATCAGCTACAAAATTTTTAGTTTCTTCTGTATCATATCCACTTAAACCATCAAACTCACTTTCTGAGAAAGCAGGTAAGATGGGATAAGCAGTAATGATAGCAGAAATTAATTGAGTAAGTGGTTGATTTGAAAGAAGTGCAACATAAAGTTGCACACCAGCTAAAATAGGTTGAATCCAAGGGTTGATTTCCTTCGCATAATGCGAAGAAATAGCCAATCCAAGGACAGAAACTATAATAGCAAGTTCTTTAAAAAGAGGATTATCTGTAACACCTGACACTATATTCTTGAGTTGATCAAGAATAGGAATGTTAAGAGTTACAGATGGGTTAAATTTATCAGTACCGAATCCTCCTAGAAGTTTATCTAGGAGGGAATCGATTTTAGAGGTATCAGGGTTAAGAGTAATAGAAGGAGTAAAATTACTTCCACCAAAATTTTCATTAATTGAATTAACTAAATTAGTAGCTGTTGCGCGATCTGCAGGAGATGTAGTAGCACAAACAGTTGGAGTAATATAGCTAAGTAATGATGATACGACTTCACCACCAGTTTCGGGATTTAAAATCTCGATTCTGGTGTTAAGAAGTTGTTTCATATTATATTCAATTGTTTCAAGTTGTTGTTTTTGATAACGAATTTTCCAATGTTTTCGCGCTTCGAGAGAAATATCCCGAAGCACTTTATCATAATTAAATTTGTTAACAAAATTAGACAATGATGGTTTAAGCTCTGGAGAAGAGTTCAAACCAGATTGAATAAATGTATTAAGGAGATATCTATATTGTCGTTGAGATTGTTTAATATAAGCTTTAGATAAAGGAGTTCCAAGAATATCAAAAAATTTGGTATTCTTATAATAGAACTTCTTTATCCATACAAAACGAAACATAGGTAAAACCATGCGGGAGAAAATGTCCTTCGAGTCAATCGAAGGACGTTTCTTCCACATTTGTTTAATTTGATTTTTAAGATCAAACTTAAGAGTCCTGTGAAATTTATGAACTGTGAGAGCACAGTTGATAGTAATTTCACATTCACGTTTAAGTTTAAGTATAGCACTTTTGTGCTG